GCTATCCAAAAGGATGTGTCCGATATTACAGAGACCCTTCGACTCATGATGTCTAAAATCGATAACATGAACAAGAAACCTCAGCAGAGAAAGGAGAAACGTAATGAACAATCCGTTTAGTATGCTTGGACAGTTTGCCGGTATGTTTTCCAATAAGTTTGGTAGTGCGAACAACATGTTTAATACGATCAATCATTTTGCGTCTCAGTATGATCCGAGGTCTTTTAATCCGGAGCAGCAGGTTCAGAATCTTGTCAATAGTGGTCAGATGACACCTCAGCAAAGAGATATGCTCTACAATATGGCTGTCGGCATTAACAACATGATGAATGGTGGTGGACAGAGATGAACAACGAATACAATTACGACAAAGATACCACTGCAAAAACAATTGTTCGGAATTACATAAACGATTATTTTGACAAATCAGATCCTAAGATTGAGTTTGATGTGTTTATCGTATGGAAGGCTAAGGTACTCCAGAACTGGAAATATTTAATTTCGTCAACCCTTCCGGATGGTATGTACTACGAACTTACATTTGATGGTGACAACGATTGTTGGTATTTCGATGCTTACAAAAAATTTGAAAATCGAGAGGTAGAGATTTAAAAATTTTATATTTTAGTGATTATTAGAGGCTGTGTCTGAATTTCAGATATGGCCTCTTTTAATTTATTTACTATATTACATTATTAATTTTGTAGAAGGAGGTTTTATTATGTCTTTATCTACAAACAACCCAATGAGTCCTGCTGATATGAAAGCGGTTCTCGGTGATAACAACGGTCCAAATTACGGTTATGATGCCGGTATGGGCATGGGAATGGGCGGTGGTTGGTTCGTATGGATCATTGTACTGTTCCTGTTCGCCATGATCGGTGGTAATTGGAACGGCAACAATGGTGGTAATGGCGGCGGAGATCGCGTTATTGTACAGACTCCAACACCGTCTTACGGATCTGCTGCTGCGGTTGACGTTTACACGGGCGGAGCTGTACAGAGAGGTTTCGATCAGGCAGCTATCATGAACGCTCTTGGTGATCTCTCAATTGGCCAGGTTAACGGGTTTGCGAACGGTCAGCAGGCAATGTGCTCCGGTTTCAACAATGTTGTAGGCGCCGTAAGAGACGGGTTCTCCGATGCTGAGATTTCTGCGAATGCAAGACAGATGGCTACAATGCAGCAGGGCTTTAATGCTCAGATTGCCGCAATGCAGGCTATGAATTCCCTTCAGCAGGCTTTAAATCAGTGTTGTTGTGATCAGCGCGCTGCTACTGCCGATCTCAAGTACACGGTTGCCACCGAAGCATGTGCCGACAGAGCTGCTGTGACAGACGCCCTTCAGAACATCACAATGCAGCAGATGAATCAGACGAATACCTTCCTTACAGAAATGAAAAACGGTATCCAGTCCATCAAAGATCAGATGTGTCAGGACAAGATGGATGCCAAGGACGATATTATTGCGCAGCTTAGATCCGAGCTCATGTTCTCCCGTGGACAGTCTTCTCAGGATGTTCAGACAGCTACTATTTCTGCTGGTCAGAGAGCCCTTGCTAACGAAATCGAACAGTATGTAAATCCTACACCAAGACCGGCTTATATTGTACAGAATCCAAATGGCTGTAATTGTGGAAACTTTCAGCCTCATACCCCTTGTTCCGGTCAGGGCTATTTTTATTAATTGAGGAGTGATATTTATGTCAGAGTATGTATATGCGGACACACAGGAAGTCGCATACAACGCCCCGGCTCTTCTCAATACAAGAATCCCTTGTAACAGAGGATTGGTGTTTCATAGCGACGGCTCTGGTCTGATCACTTTGACTGGTAACTCCAGAATTCCGTGTGACCGGTTTGTAAGATATGATGTTGAATATGAAGCAAATATAGCGGTTCCCGAAGGCGGTACTGCTGGTGAGATCGATCTTGCCATCGCGATTGGCGGGCAGGCTATTCCAATCAGTATTGGAGCATCTACTCCAACTGTTGCTGATGCGTATAACCACGTATCGGGCGGTATGACTATTGACGTTCCTCGAACCGTTGATTACACCGCTTCAGTAATCAACACATCTGTAACCGCCGAACCAATTAATGTACGTAATCTTCGTGTCAAAGTAAACCCGACACGATAAGGAGGTGATCTGCATGGGTAAATTCAGCGAAAGAGAAAAACAAATCATGGATAACACAAAGCGTATTCTGTTTGATCAGATCGAGCAGCTTACGGCTGGTAATGACATTAACGTGCAGGACCTTCACGCCCTTTTTGAAGCATACGATGTGGTAAAAGATATTCAGACCATGTGCGCCATGGACGACGCTGGTAGTTATGATAATTACTCGTATTACATGGACTATGAGGATAATCCAGATAAGCTTGCTCATAATCGTATGCCAAGCTATTACGACCGTACGAGAGTCCCGTATTACGATCAGGCTTATACCGATGGAATGATTATGCATAATCGTGATAATCAGACTCGTAACATGAATCGTAATCCAAGTAACGGTCAGTATATGAGTCATTCAAACGACGTTGATCATTCGAGAACTAGAACAATGCAGCACCTTGAGCGGATGCTTGATCAGGCTACCACTGACGAAGAGCGTAAGACCATCATTGGCTGCATGAATAAGCTCTAAGGACTGATATTTATGGAAATTATGGATTTTATTATAGGGATTTTAGGGGCGGGAATTGGTTCTGGCGTCATGGTAATTCTTAATTCCTGTCTGCAGAGAAAGTGGCAGAAGGAAGATAAGTCATCAGAACAAATGAACGCCCAGACCGAAGCCTTAAAAGTATTAATGATCGATCGGGTGAAACGGTTGACCAAAGAGTATTTAGAACAGGGTTATATTTCTCTGGACGACAAAGACACGGTTAAAGAAATGTACGACGCCTACAAACAGCTTGGGGGAAACGGACATCTCCACACTGCTATGAGCGAGATAGAAAAACTGGAGGTGCGATAATGATTAACTGGAAACTTAGATTTCAGAACAAGGTTACGCTTACTTCTCTTCTTGCCTGCGTGATTACCTTTGTATACACCGTTCTTGGGATATTTGAAATCGTCCCACCGGTCAGCGAAGATATGACAACAAACCTTGTATTAGGATTAATAGATATTTTAGTGAGTGTTGGGATTGTGGTTGATCCTACGACTTACGGAGTTAGTGATTCCAAACTCGCAATGTGCAGAGAACACGTAAACGCTACGAAAGGAGATCGCAAATGAGCTATCCTTTTAGGCAGGCAAAGTCTATAAGCTACAAAGGGACGAGATCTCTTTCAAAAATTTACTACATTGTAATTCACTATACTGCTGGAAACGGCGATACGGCAAAGAACAATGTGGACTGGTTTGCAACCGGTAATCCGAGAAACGCCGGAGCCCACTTCTTCGTATCTCAGAACGGAGACACGTGGCAGTCGATAAAACTCGAGAATTCTGCTAACTCTGTAGGAGGCTTTGTCACGAGTAAATACGGTGCGGCAAGCTATTACAAGAAGTGTCTCAACTCAAACAGCGTAAGTATCGAGCTTTGCGACAATCTGAATAAAGATCCTTCTGTACAGCAGACAGCAGCAGTAAAAGAACTCGTGAAGTATATTCAGAGCAAGTGTCCAAATGCCAAGACGATTCTTAGACACTGGGATGTATCGGGTAAGCCTTGTCCAGTTAGAATGACTGGTACGGATAATTCAAAATGGATTAACTTTAAGAAGGCTATTACCGATGGAGCGACTCTTGCGAATTATTCGACAGTGGTTACTTCCACGCCGGGTACTCTTAAGGTCGACGGGATAGCCGGTCCTAAGACGATTAAAGCATGGCAGTATATTCTTAAGACTCCTGTAGACGGGGTGATCTCAAGCCAGTTCACAAGTCTTAAGAAGTACCACATAGCTCTTAAGTCTGTTACCTATGGCTCCTATGGCTCGCCTATGGTAGACGCTATTCAGGAGACCCTCGGACTTGAAAAAGACGGCCAGATGGGACCGGTGACGATTAAGAAGATTCAGGAGCGGATCGGAGCAGGAGTTGACGGATATTTCGGACCGGAGACAGCCCGCAAGCTTCAGGAGAGACTTAATACCGGCAAATTCTAATTAAGCAAATTTCTTTAATATGGGTGAGACTACTGAGAAGCTTTTCGTTCATCCTTTCACTTCTCGGTAGTCTCTCATTTTAATACCAAGGAGGTAATATGGTAACATACAAGATTGACCTGGATATTACCCCGGGTGGCATACCGAAGATCGTTCATGTCAAGCAGTATCAGACCGATGCCACCTTGGAATTTAAACTACACACAAGACGCGGAATACTTAATATCGGAGACGTAACCGACTACTCAATTCGTGGTACGAAGACTGATGGCAACGGCATATCTATTGGCGGGGCTGGATCAGCGGTATCATATGATTCCCAGACCAGAACCGTCTTGGTTAAACTTACCGAACAGATGACCGCTGTATCCGGAAGACAACCGTATGAAATCACTCTTACCGATAGTACGGGCAAGATGATCACAGCAACCTTCTATCTTGATGTACAGCGAGCCGCTCTTGACACCGATACGATGTCAGCGTCGGAAATCCGAGAACTCATAAACGCTCTCGACCACACCGATGATATTTTGCAGGCGGCTCAAGATGTTTCGGACGCTACTGATAGAATTGGACAGATAGAAGCAGATTTTGAAGAAGCGGTAGAAACTCTTGTAGATCCGACGCTTAGTATTACAGGAAAAGCGGCTGACGCAAGTGCTACGGGCAGTGTCGCTTTTGGTACAAGTCGCGGTTTGCAGGATGTAATAGATTCTGATTACAAAACTGCGAGTTTAACTCAAACAACTACTGTAGATGGATATGCTCTTGATGGTGTTGGGGGATATTTAAACGACGCTACAATGAGATTTGCGAAGTATTCGGTAAAAGCTGGACACAAGTATTATATTCGTGCAGGTAAAGACTCGGACGGCGTTTGGCAGTGGCAGAACGGCCAGACAGTAAATAATACTCACGAATATGTTATAGGAACACCGGTCACGGCTGGTACAAACGGTATATTTTTAGCACCACCGAGTTCGTCATGGCTAATTGTGTCTCAGAAAATATCAGATACTTATAATACAGTAGAAGAGGTACTAACGTTTGTAAACCCGACCCTTGATGCAACTCTTGATGGAGAGACAACCGTGTCTGGTATGATTAGTGGTACCAACAGCGGTGGGGCTATTTACAGCAATACTGCCAGAATCATAACCGAGGATTTATATCGAGCATACGCCGGGGATACAGTGTCGTTTACAGCGGGTACGAACGCCGAGCAGATAGTAGTTGTCCGTTATAACGACACGGGAGATTATGTATCAGAAGACACCGGATGGCTTGGTACAACCGAATACACCATCACACGCACGGCTTATTACCGGTTTATATTTAGACGGGTTTCCGGTGCTGCGATAACTCCTTCTGACTATGACGCCACAACAATC